TATCATCAATCTACGTACATTAATTCGATCTAATGCTGATTGAGTCACTTGTAACGTTTTTTGTCCGAAAACTACAATTCCTTCTGCCGGGAATGTAGCTATTGGATTAATATTCGCTGCATAAAGCTTATCTCTATCTTTAGCTATCAATCTTTCCGAAACATTAAGTACCGGTAATCCGGCCGCGCCTTCGGTTAAGCCACCTCTATTGAATCCAGCCGGTGCAAACCATAGTTCAGCCCTTCTTTCACTACTTGCCATTACACCTAATGCGATTACAGAAGGTGGTACCCATATATTCGAATCAGAAATCGTATCTCGAATCTGAACCCATGGGTAGTAAGTACATGCATAGCTTGAATTAACCTGTCGATTGTTTAATGTATCGACAGCGGTTTGAACCGCACCAACTCGATTTTGGAAAGTGTTTTTGTTTTCAGTATCTGCGTTAAACACATCAGCAATATCAATGATGGCTAGTGCATCGCCTCGATCTGTACAAACTTCAACTAATTTATCAGTCAATGCTGCTTCTGTTATCCCTGGCATTACAGCCATATTGTATTCAATTACTTCTGGATCTTTAAGAGAATCTATAGCAACATTAACTGAATTAAATGCATAGCCCGTTTCATTTGTTTTACCGGTCAGTGCGCGACTATTATTAAATTGTTCTCTTTCAGTGATATCTAAACCATCAGAGCCACCATACAACACAGTTGTGAATCCTGCACTGGCAGTTAGTACTTGTTTGTAATCATTTTCAAACGCTGTGATAGATGTTCCACCGGCTCTAGACCCCGAAGAATATGTTACATAGCCTCCTGTCGCTGTAAGGTCATCCATTGTGAAAACCCATTGATATTCCATGGATGGGCCATCAGTGCTCTTTTCCATTACTGTGTGGCTATCAATATCGTTTGGTTTTGCTCTTAAAATGTCACGAGTGCTTTCCTCAAATCGAGTGCTAGTTCCGGACATTGTTAAATCAACACCAAAATAAGCTTCACTTGGGCTGCTGGTATTCCCTTCAAGACTAGTTTGTCTCAAAGGAATCGCAGGGTATACAAATGAAGCAGTGAAATCGTAAAATGCGGGGTTGCCAGTGGAGAACGGATGCTCGTTCGCGGGATTCACTGGACCCATTCCACCAACATCAATCCAGGTCCCTGCTCCGCGGATAGTGTCGGCTGCGTTGACTCGTCCGCCGCCATGGCCGTCGAGCGTGCCGCGTGGAATATCTTCACCCCCTAATGCCATTTCGCCAATCAAGCCAGTGTTAACGTTGGTTGATACGTCCCCATCAATAGGATGGAGTGCACCACTTAGTACTGTAAAAGAGCTAAATCTTAGCGGACCATACGTTCCATATGGCAATAATCTCGTATCAACGATTCCTCTATCAACATCCTCATTCATCTGGACTCTAATAAAGTCCGAAGTATTTGAATAATTCCCGTATTCTGTCCATCGGCGTGATTCGTCATCCCAAGTCTGATACTTGTCGCCAATTTTCTTGGCAATATAATTTGACGAGTCTGGGTTTAAATTACATAGTGCATATTTTTCTACTACTTTAATAGATCCATCGGTGTCGTCAATTTTTCTGACTGTGATCGTAAATGTTCCATAAGTCTCAAAGTCATTTGTAGGGGTTTGAAAATCTCCTACTGAAATCTTAAGATTGTTTTGATTCCACACGCCCCAGTCTCGTGAATGGAATCTAAATAATTTTTGCATGTTATCAGGAGCATATCCACTACCATTATTAAAATTCATATCCTGGCTGAAATACCAACCAGTTTTTGCGTTAGTGGCTGCAACACTTTGATTGCCATGGCTAAACGAGCCAGTGGCTAGCGCTAAAATAACGCCCCAGCAACTAGCACTAGTATTTGTCAAAACTGTATTTTTTAAATGTCTCTCATATGTTTCACCTAAGAAATATGAGTCTGTAGTTGTTTGAACATTGCTGTTAACTTTGGTCGGGTTCGTATTGAAAACTCTTCGAATATATCGATTTGAATTTTCATTAAAATTGAATGTAGTCTTTTTTGTTTCGTTCCCACTTCCATCTCTAATGGCTGCTTTAAATTCATAATTGTCACCCACATTTTCAATAAGCACAGCGCTGCCAGAGGTGACAACACTCCACCCATTGGTGGGGCTCGCATCTGAACCACTTCTCATCGCCCCAGAAAGCACCATCGATCCTTGATTAAGGTACCAAACGGCAGCCAATGCACCAGTGTTAATAGTGAAGCCACTTTGGAAAGGTGCTTCAGCGGTGACATGATCAGTTGTGTTAGCAACTGCTCCTGATTGAGCTACAATGAAAAGGCCATAAGCACCTCCATTAGTTTGATCCATAACCGCTGGTTCGTTTTGTGTTGTCCAACCAGCTTGACCATTGGTAGAGTCTCTGTTTGTATGTTCAAACCCTGCTAAACGAACTATAGTACATGGAGAATTATTACGTAACCAAGCTTGAGCGGCATATGCTGCATATGTTGGTGCCGTTCGATTTCCTTTTCTCCAAATATCTCCACCTTCGTTACCAGGAACTGGATTTCCAAAAATATCGATAAATTCTGAAAATGAATTTACTCGTACGGGACGCATTGCCGGTCCACGTTCAGTGCGTCCAATAATGACCGGTCCTAGGGCTAAAGACGCATCGGTTATCCCTGAGTTATCGATCTCATCAACAAATACACCAGGCGATACAAATTTGAATTTCTTTACGGACATGTTTTTTATTCTCCTTGCTGCAAATACTTTAAATGTGCAATACTATTTTCTCTAATAAATAGTTAGTTATACGTTGAAAATCAATTTTTATTCGCGATAAAATCCTTTCTCATCTATATGTGTTTGTATATCCCCAAAGATAACATGCTCGCGAGGAATTTTGACTTCAACGGCGTTTTCTCTAATAACTACTCGTGGTTGCTTATCGTTTTTATCATTGCCAATTAAATAACCTAATACATTTATTTTAATGTTTGTTTTAAAAGATCTTTCTTCTTCGGTCATTTCTGAAACATTATTGTCATGAGCGAAATCAGAGTCAACGAATCCTTCATATCTATGCCCATCTCTTTCCAGCCCAAAATAATTAATGCCTCTACCAACATTGATAAATGGTGTAATTATCTCATTCATTTGCTGTTGATATTCTGTTCGTAAAGTAATATTATAAGTTACATCAATATAAACTGGCATTGGGATGGAAATATGTTGATATACAATTTTATTATTTTTTCTAGGGAAAAAGCGCTGTCCTTTTTTTCTAAATGTGTCTGCATTCGCATAGTTTGATGTTTTATCTTGATTTATTCTTTTTGATATTGTTATTGAACCGCCTTTTATATCGTTCACAGCCGTTATATTTGCATAAAACGCACCTTTTTTTCCCAAGTCTTTTGTAACGGAAGCTCTTTCAATAGTCACCAGTGGTAATATTAATGTGCCAGAAGCGTCTCTTAAATCTTTATCATTTTTTATTTGAAATGCCCTCTCTGAAGAAACCCAAATAGTTGGTATCTTTTCCCAGCCACTATTTGTGGTTGCAAACAAATCTAATTCTTTATTGAGCCAATCGTAAATTGCATAATCAATTGTTTCAATGGTAGACAGCTTTATTGAATATTCTTCAGGTGGCATCGAATACTCCCTTTCGAGCTTTAATACATTTTGCTTCTATTTCAACTTTATGTTCTGTGCGCCCAAACAATTCTCGTGGTTCATTTAATGTGGCTATTTCATAATAATCATTACCGTATACAACAAAGTCTCCTTCGCGAACAAATAAATCTTGATCTTCTACTAATCTTCTTTTATGAAAATGAATAATAATTGAAGGTCGTTTATCAACACCAAAATTTGTGGTAGTGGTTGTTAAGCCTTCCCAAACGATAAATGCATAAATTCTTATAGGTGGCAAAAAGCTTTTTCTAATTGCCTCTCCGTATAAAGGATGAAATTCAGTATGCTCTAAGCTTATAGGATAGTAAACAACTTGTTGCCCAATAACTCTTTCTGATAGTTCCTCATTTACCTGTTTTACTAAGTCCCGCTCTTTTTGTCCCAAAAACATTGGGGGCGGCGGTGCAGGGGGTTGGGACCATTTATTGTCATGTGTCATTCTTTATATCACCCCATAAAAATTAAATTCGGCATATGTTGATTTATTTTATTAGCTGCTTCAACCAGTGTCGAATCTATTTGCATTAGTTTGTCATACGTCATTTCATCAAGCACGGTCTTTAATTCTTCTCTTAGTTTTTCCTGCTCTTCTTTTGCTTGAGTGACTAATTCTGCACCATTCAATGTTACAGATTCTCCTGGAATTGGTATTGTGCTAAATTTACTTCGTATTTGTCCCAATGTTTCTTTCGAAAGAGATAAGGAAAATCTTCTGATCCATTGTTTTCCAATGGCATTGATATTTTTATACGGAATATTATCAAATGGCAATGTATTCATATTGTTAATTCCGTCAGCACCTGTTGTTCTATCGGCATCTTCTTCCCAAGCATCAGTTTGTACAGTGAACTGAAACCAAATTTTACTTGGAGTAAACGTTTCGGGCGCGGGGAATAATCTTAATTTGTTTCCTTTAATCTCGTATGAATAATGAGAATTTCGTACATATATTGCGCTTTCAAAGGCCATTGATTGTAATCTATTGTGCCATACTGGAATTACTTCAAAAGTAGAATCGTCCGCATATTGACCATAACTAGCTAAATTCCCAACAACATTTAAACCACCATAATATCCATAAAATCTCCACATAGATGCGGGCGTTTTATAATAAACTTTTTTAATTAATATTCTCTTATTTCCAACTTTTCCTTTATATCCTACATTGTCTCCGTCAGTTGGATCTGCAGAAGACGAGATAATCGATTGTAAGTCATAATCCTGTTGGTTTGCAACAGTAGTAAAAGAAGCCGAATATTCTGTAATATTACCTCCAACACCGACTTCAGAACTCATAGCATTTGATACTCGTCTGGCATATGAAAATTCAAATTTTGGATATTTAAGCGCAACATGACTTCCACTTAAACTTCCAGATAAAGTACTTTCTTTTAAGCTACCATCGTGATCAAATGTACCAGTAGAATCACCTAATACATCTGATAAGATATTTTTAGCTTGATGAACATTAACAATATATGAGTACTCTAAAACAGCTTCTTCGTACATCGCATAAACACTTCCTGTTGTTAATTCAATATCTAAAACATCGCCACCAAGTTTTTTATAAATATATGCAACTTGGTCCGACGCACCAGACAAAAAATCTGCTGAACCGGCATATATGCCAAAAGGTAAGTTAGCAACAACATTATCTGTATTGCCAGTAACTGGTAAAATCGTTCTACTAGTAGTGCTAGTAGGGGTTAGTGTTGGGAATGCCATTCATACAGACCTCCATATATGTAAATAGTTATATGGAAAAACAAAACCCCACACTAATCGAAGTTAGTGTAGGGTTTGTTTAAAAAAATTATTTATTGGTTATTACCCCATCAAGTTGTAGATAACCACCAACCCATACATATCAGGTCGGACCATTTTCTTGGCATATCGCGTCATGACACCTTTTCGTGGCACGAAGTCTTCAATACCGAAGATAGTGGGCGTAACCTGCAGTGGTACGTACGGCGCGTATACGAAGCCGCTTTCTAAGAAGCTTCCTCCGCGTCGTCCAACCAAAACCACATTACGTGGGAAGTAGGGGTCAACCCAAACATCCCATTTCTTGCTGAGATTTCCAGTTTTAACTGCTCCAACCGTACCTTTGCCTTCATCAGCGGTGATGTTGGCTCGGAAACCACTAGTAAACTCAAGAAGGTTTGCAGTCTCCGGGGATACGACTAGGAAGTTGGCACCCCCTCGCAACGTTTTACGGTGAATCTGTGCAGATACATCGTTAATCGTTTCTACGAGAGTTTCGTACCACTCACTAACTGTACCCGTAAAGTCAGGATACGTGTTAAGCGTCGACGCGTCTACGTCTAAGTTCTGACCAGTTTCTCTATCCAAGAATTTACCGGGTCGTCTAGACCAGTAATAAGTCGCAGCGGATGCTCCTTTTACTAAGTCTTCAAGAAGCTCGCGATCAATTTCAAGAGCAATTTGCTCGGAAAGGATCGATGTAAGCTCAACTTCAGCATCCAGATTATGGTAAGCATTAAGATCTTGACCAAGTTCCGGTGTCCATTTAGCCTTGAGTTTCTTCGTTACCGCAGTAATCGACACACTATCAACTTTGATGTCAATTTCTGGGATACTCGTTTCATTCTCAAGACCCCATGCTGTCTTACCGACAATGGCACCCAATGAATTTCCAGCACCTGCCGCTGTATCAGACCCTTGACCAAAATTGTCAGTGGTAGGGTATGTGAAATTCAATATTGTACCAGTTACATCGTGGAACCACGCAATTTTGTTCAGGCTTTCACCGCCACCTGGGGACAGCGAAGCCGTCTGCGCAAACACAACATACAAATCGGGATCAGTGGCACCCACGCTAGAACTATAAGTCGTCAAGCGACGTACCTGCTTACCAATATTTACTTCCGTGCCGTCGTCATCTTTTCCCATATAAGTAATTCCAGCCAAGTTTTTCAAGTTAAGTTGACTAAAATCAGTAGAAGCTGTCACAACTTTAGCAACTATCGCAATTGTACCAGACAAGTCCGGATCATGACGAGTAACTTTATCCCAGTCTTTCTGTGATATAGGCCCGATAGCCTCTCCATAAGCGCCACCGACTGTCAGGCCGGTGGGCGCGTTGCCGCCTCCTAGAGATCCAATCCCGGCAAAACGGTCTCCGCCAACGGTTCCACTGCCTACTGGCGAAAGCCTAACATTCGCTGAGCCAGTTGTAGACGAATAACCCTGGTTTAAACTGTAGAAGCCTTTTTCATCCCCGTTCGGGAAACTTAAGTCAACACCACCGGTGACTTGTTGACCAGCTACATTGCCACCATACAGTGAATCGTCCGTATCATATCCCAAGCGCTTGCTATTAGTCAGTGCATTAGTATTTGCAACTTGGAAATCCAAGAAGAAGATGAGGCCTGACGGCAAGCTCATTGGTTGAACTGAAACCAGTTCATTTGCGATGAGACCACCAAATACACGTCGCACAATCGGAAATGCAACGGCAGCAAAGCCTTCGACATCTCCAGCCGACATTGTACTGGCTTCTCTCAATAGCTCTTTTGCCTGGTTTTCAAGCAAAGCGGCCATACTTTGTCGAGAATGTTCATTTTCAAGACCTTCCAAAAGTCCAGTCTTTTCCCACTTAGTGAGTAAGGCTGCACCTTCTTTGCGGAGGTCTCGATTAACAATTCCCTCTGTTAATTTATTTAGAATAGACATTTTATTCCCTCCTTTTATTCTTTTGTTTTTTTATCCTATTCCTGCTAATTTTTTCATTCTTTCAGCTAACGGATCAACTTGTTTTCGTTCCGCGCTGTGAATGATTGTTGAGGAGCGTTTTCCGATAGCTTCGTTCAGTGATTTTGGAGCATTCTTTTTAGAAATACTACCCACTGCACTCTGAAGAGTATCATAAATTGTTTTTGCTTCTTCAACAGAATCAGACTTAGAAATAGCTTCAACAAGTTTTCTTTTTTGTCGCTCATTCAAGGAGGCGCTATCTAAAATACGATTCGAATATAATAATTTTGCATTTGATAAATTCATCTCATCAAATTTTTCTTTAAACTTTAAAATTATATTTTTATACTTTTTGTTTTCTTTTAAAATTTTTCCTAGTGACTCTTGTAAATTATGTAATTTTTCTGTAACTGCTTGACCCGTGGCAATATTTTTAACTTTGCGACCAGGTTCTTTACCTGTTGCGGCGTCAGAAGTTTTTGTTCGTTCTTCAAGTTCTTCTTCATCAAGCTCTTCTTTTTCTTCATCAAGCTCTTCTTTTTCTTCATCATCGCGTTTTAGTGATGGTTGAGGTATTATCTCTTCAAGGTTTTCTTTGTCAATCTCAAATGTTTCTTCTAACATATCTAAAAGCAGTGATTCATCGATATCAACATTTTCTTCTAATCCCTCTAACTCTTCTTCAGCAAAACCTTCTCGATCAACAAGTTCGCCTGCATCCATTTCTTCTGCTGCCTCAATTTCTTTTGCCAATTGATCAAAATCAATTTCTACCTCTTCGTCTTCTTCCGGGCAGGGGCAAAGATCTTCTCCTTCAGTCGCAGCCAATGGGGCTTGTTGAACAAATTCACTCTCAGCTGCTGGTTCATCAGTAGCCAATTCTTCATCTTGTTCTAAAATTGTTTCAATTGCATCTTTAATCTGATGTGAGTATTTTTCGATAATAGCTTGTTCTGCATTTTTTATTGCAGCCTCTTTTAATGCGCTAGCATCAACAATTGCTTGTTCAAGCATAGATGACATGTTTAATTCTCCTTAAAGGTACGTACCACAAATAAGTAGTTTGTTTGTTTGTAAAATTCCCTTATTAATTAGTGATTATGGTACATCTTCCACTATATCGCCGGCGTCTGTATTGGCCGGGGTCATATTGTGAGTATTCTCGCTCATATCGTAAACGCGTGCATTCGCATCAGTACTGTCCAAATTGTCCGCCA